CGGGCATTAGCGGCGACAACCTGATGTGGCAAGGCGAACGCCAACTCAGACGAGTAGTTGAAGCCTATCCGCTCGGTTCTTTGCGGAACTTGGAAACGGCAACCCCCAAAACTCAGAGTTTAGGCTCAACGACGTTGTACAGCGTGGAAGACGTTATGGAGTATCAGAGGAACCTGACATGACAAAACCAACAATCACGTATGGAATCGGATTCCTAGACGACTGCAATAGCACGACTAACTGGGCCAAAACCGAAGTTGGATTATCCCCAACGACTCACACGATACTCAACGGCGACTACTTCGACTTGACGGGAACATGCGACGATGCGGGCGACGAGTACATGTACGTCACGAGAGATTTGACTGCCCTGCCCCTTTCAACTACCATCCACCCTAAACTGTTGGTCAGGTGGAAGACAAGCGAAGCCGCAAACGGGCTTCAAGCCAAAATCAAAGTGTGGTATGTCGGGGGCGCAACGACCGAAACGGTTTTAGGGTTCAACACGCAGTGGACGACGTCCACGGTCAACCTAACCACTGGCAAAGTTCTCCAGTACATCCGATTGTACGCTGATGACAACCCCAACACTCTTGCCGCGGGAACCTTTCACGTGTACTACGACTTCGTCATGGTCTGCCAAGGCATCTTCACCTGGCCCTTCGTGTCAGGCGGCGTCGAACTTGAAGGATTCAACAATAACCAGTACCTCAAGATTCCAAGCAAAGTCGGAAACGCCACTCAATACCTTGGCGGAGACGACAGCACGATCAGGGTTTACGGCGACATCGACAGCACAGGCGTTGACGCTGCAGGAGTTCCAGTGATTAACAGTGGATGGCACGGACGATGGACCGCACACGATGCAGAAGCGTTCTACCAGATTCTCCACTACGCCTTTAGCGATCCGTGGGAGTGGTTCACGAGCGACGTTGCAAGCCTGAAAGTCACGTTGGACCGCATGAGGATTAGCCAAGCCAAAACAGACGAGAACCTGCTCAGTTACGATCTTCATATGCATGAGTACCGTTTGGGTTCTGCGAACGTGGAGACGAGTCTAGAAAGGTTCGGAATCACATGAGCGTGAAACTTAGAGAAATGGCTGCTCTTGACCCTGAGTGGGCAACGGATCTGAAAATGTTTTTCAGGCAGAACGGCATCTGCGAAACTGACTATCTTGCATGGACTTACGCGGAGTTCTTGCAGTTCTGCGAGGAATACATAAAGAAACTGGTAGGGGTTCTACAGAAACATGAGCATAAGATATGATTTTAGTACAGCCAAAACTGACCTTGCAGTTCTACCCGAGAAGATGCTGGAGTTCGCGTTTGAGGTTCTGTTGCAACAGGCCGAACTTATGAAGGGTTTAGCGCAGATTTACGTGCCAGTTGACACTGGTTCTCTCCGTGACAGTATCCGCATTGAGAGAGGCGGCGAAGGCGAAGCATGGCGCAGAGTACGTGTACGGTCGGGCGGTTATGTGACCAATCCTAAGACTGGCAGACTTGTGAACTACGCTGCTATCGTTGAGGCTAAGTACCCGTATATGAGGCCAGCGTTCGATGAGGTTAAGGCCACGATTGCCGAAATGATTAAGGCGCGGGTTGTCGAAGGTGTCACTTCTTGAGCGAAGAAACCGTAGTTTTCAACCTTGAACTGAACGTTGAAAGGGCCCTAAGCAGCGCTAGACAACTGGAAACGCTGTTGTTTCGCTCTCTTGGACTTATGAGGCGACTATGCGGAGACGAAAACGTTGATGCTGCAATCGCCAAATTTCAAAAACTCGTCATGACCATCAGGTTAGCTCACACGACCCTGATTTTGTTTGAAGCTGCCTCAGGTCCTATCGGGTGGGCAATGCTCGGCGTTTCTGCCATAGCCACGGCGTTGTCAGCCAGCGAGTTCATAGCGGAGATAAGTTAAATGACCATTCCAATCTACAAGATTGAAGTTTGGGAGCCAGGCGCGGGCAGTGCTTTGCACACGATAACAGCGGACGCACTCAACATTCACACTAAAGAAGTCATAACTGATGATGTGGGCATTTTCAGTTTCACCTTGCCGACAAAACATGACGGAGGCTACACCTACACAGACATTGACCTTTTCGACTGGACAAAAATCTGGTTTGGCTATCAAGATTCTGGTGGTCTTGCCACTGACCCAACATTCATAGGCAGAATAAGTCAAATCTCCGCACCTCTCAACAGCGAGACAGGGTATGTACGGACATTCACTGGTAAGTCAATCGGTGAAATCTTGAAGAGGCGACTGAAGCGACAGAAGAGATGGACAGCCATTGACGCGCACGATATTGTTGATGAATTGGCTAACGATTTGGGTTTAGGACTTGGAGAAATACAGGCTGACGCTACAGATGTGACTTTGCAGGTTGACTGTGAAACCTATTTCGACGTTTTACGCAAGGTATCTGACTACTGGTACGATGCCGCAAATCAAGTGAAAAAGGACTTCTATGTGAACATTGACAACGAACTGGTTTGGCACACTAGACCCTTAAGGACTGCTGGCGTGGAAACCCTAGAATTGGGCAAAAACATTCTAGGTTACAATCTCACGCGACCACTTGACCCAGTGAAAAATACCTTCTACGTTTACGGAGAGCAGAGGAAAGAACCTACGGATGGCGACTTATGGACTGAGACTGGCGGGTCTTGGACTAGTGACGGAACCCTCTCATGGCAAGCAGACGCAAAAATCGGATCGAACAGCAAGCAATCCACGATACCAACAGTTACAAACATGTATATTTGGCAAGGTTTTGGTACGCTCGACTGCACTGGCCGCTTCAAAAACGATTTTGACACCCTACACATGTGGGTTAAAATCGTGGATAACCCCAACCCTGCTGGCGAACTTTCAATCTGCGTGGAACTGTCTGCCAATTCCGTCATCAATAAATACTATTACTACATCAATTCCGCGTCAAGACCAACAATGACGCAAGACGATGTTTGGTATGAATTCACCTTGCCATTGGGTCCTGACAGCGGACTCTGGAACGATATGGGAGCACCTTCATGGAGCAACATCACAAACATACGTTGGTACTGCCTCGGAGCCAACAACGGAACCATCACTATCAGGATCGACGCGCTTTACTTTTATGGAAGACACTATTTAGCAACCGTTTCTGACCCTGGAAGCATAGCTAACTACGGAGCCAGACAGATGGAGTATTTAGATACTAACCTGAAAAGTGACAGTGACTGTACCAAACGCGGCAACACGTTTCTGTACCAGTGCATAAACCCAGTCAAACGACTAGACCTATCTTGCCTTGGAAACACCAACATTCTCATAGGCGACAAGTTGAACATGAACCTTCCAGCGGAGGGCATAACCAGCCTGAACACTGACTGGTACGTTGTAAACGTTGAACATCGGAGAACCGATGAGGGTTTTCTAACTGGCGCGGTTCTAGTTGACACAACTGACGCTCGCACACCCGCACCCGTAAATATGCGCGATGGAGTACAGCAAAAGTTTAATGCTCAGAAGGAAATAGCAAGAGGTATCCAAGTGGTGAAATGAACCGTCTGAAACTGTTATGCGCATTCCTTCTTGCCGTGGCTTTCCTATTCTACGGTTTGGGTCTGCTCTGCATCTACGACCTGAAAGTGCCTTTACTGTCTATTCCTTGCTTGGGCCTTGCCACGTTCCATTTTGTTCTCAGCGTGGACTTCCTAAAGAGAGCATCATAGGGCCCTACCCTTTTGTGACAAATAAGGTAGCCTTTCAGAGCGAGAAACACGTACCCACAACGGTCTTCGTTGAAGGCCCCCAGAATAAACGGGCTTCAATGAGAATTTCTGCTATAAGGCCTCTGAATTCAAGGGGCTTCCACGAGAAACAACGGGCTTGTACTGACATTTCCGTGTTGAAGGCCTCTGAAAAAACGGGCTTATGCAAAGGAACCATCTCACCCAAAACCATGCCAAACCGACCCTCAAGAATCGAGCGAACCCACTCAACAGTCCTCCCAGCCATAACCAGCAACTCATCAACATCAAACCCTTTCAACCTACCAGGATGAATAATAACGCTACGGCTCGTCCTCACAACACGAACACACCCAACCCGAACACCCAACTTCTCCCAATTCGCAGGGCTACCCAACTTAACCCAATCCAAACGCCTCCGCTCACCCTCAACAACCAAAAACTTCACAGCATGATCCTCCAAAACAACACGCTCCAAACGCCCACCCTCACTCCTAGTGAGCAGCTTTGAACCGTAGGGAGTAAGCGTGTAGTATTTGATCAGACCGGGCGTTTGCAGTCTTAATGCGCCAATGTCTAAGAGCCTGTTTTTCCAATAGGATACGTTGCTTTTGCAGCATAAGCCCTTGCATGCGTCGCTCGCCGTGTTTCCCGCTCCGAGCCGCTTCAGAATTTCTAGGCCCATCGGCCCTAAGAGTTCAAATCTGCTTTTGAACTTTTGAACTCCCGATTTGCGACGCGGGAAACCAGAGCTTATGAGGTGCTGAACCAAAACAAGACACCTATTTCTTGTGGCTTAGTCCTAAAGCCCTCGTATTGCAACGTCTGCACAGCTTTCGAATCGTGTTACCATGCCTAGGCAACGGTGCACCACAAAGTAGACAATGAAATTTAGTATCACGCACCATTCTACGCCATCTCTTTCTGCTTGTAGTAGCTGCAGTTTCGGCTGGGCCTGTCCAGACAACCACAGCGAGGCATCAACCCCTCACCTCTTCGTTATCTTCAATTTCGCAGAATGAGCATGATGAAAGAAAAGTACACATTGACTTTTGGTCTTGAATGCCTTTTCTAAGAGCCTCTAAGGTACAATCATAAGGCAGAAACAATCGCGGGTATCTTCTGGTATTCTTTTCAAGTGTTTCCGCTTTAGCATATAAGTCGGGATGGTTCTTTAGAAGGTTGAGCCAAGATTTCATAGGTTGATGTGGACAGAAGAAGCAACCGCTTTTCATTGGGAGGGGCAACCCAGCTTTCGCGATTATAGTTTTGCATCCTTCACGGTCAATGCCTAATTCAATTAGTGGAGCTTCAAAACCGCAATTATGTTCGGCTCTCTTCTCTTCTCCCTTACAGTAACCGATTAAGGAGACTATGTTTTCGTTTGGATAGTTCTGTAGCAAAAACTTCTTTATCACTCGTATTTTGAACTTGTCCGTACAACTGCGATACATTCTGAAAGGAATCAACTTGTCATTCCAATACTGATTAAAGAGGTCTGGACCCTCTCGTTTGGCTATGGCAAGTTTGATTTTGTGCTTTTCACAGAATGGTTTTATCGTTTTCTCCAGATAATCATAAGTTTCAGGTTGTTCTCCTCCCGTATCCGCAAAGATGGCAAAATCAAAATCCACTTTACCCTGAGCCTTCAAAACAAGCAATGCTGTACTATTGACTCCCGCACCTAATGATAAGACTTTCACTGTTTAGGCCTCGTTTTTGGTTGCCCACATGCCAACCCAGAAATCATGTCCGTTCAACCTCTCCTATACTACGAAAGATTTTCAGTCCTAGTTTCTTGGCAAGTTCAAGTTCCATATCAGCGCCCTTGCTGGAACCAATGAAAAAGATGGCTTCAGCCCAATGAGTCAAAAACGTATTGTCTTCTTCATACCACCAGTCTCCATAGTCTCGCTTGCGGGAATAATGCGTGTGGATGTAATGGCTAAGGTGCGGAACAAAAACGAAATGTCCCCGTTCTATCAGTCTATTCGCAACTTCAATCGCTTTGTCAACGTTTGTTTGGGCTACCTTCGCAGCTTCGTGTAATGAACAATTCTGAGGACAATAAGGTCCAGCAATGTAGATTCTCATTTCTGTGTATCCTTCTTTGCATGTTTATACCCATGTATGAAGAACTCTTTCAGCAACGGCTTGACGGTTTTCACGAACCATTCAGCGTGGTCTTCAGCCAACTTTTCAGCTTCACTCACGGTTTCGTCTCCTTCCATCTTTGATAATTACATTTACGGTTACTACAATACCAAACATCGCCAAGACCCTTCATAACAGAACCACACTTCGGACATCTAGGAAACTTCATGGTTTCGCTTCCCTCTCATAGGATTCTCTAACCTTGTCCTGATAGTGGAAAGTACACAAGGATTCTGTTGTGCTGAACCATACAGCCTTTTCTTTGCAACCTTTTACGTCACATTTCTTCATGGTTTCGCCTTCTCCTTTCCGTCCACACCCAAAACGTCATTCAGAATGGCCTTTATGTTCTGGCGGTCTCGCTTTTGGTCTCCTAAGTAATAACCACAAGAATGAATGTAGTTCAATAGCCGATTTTCTAAGTCTTTACGGATTTGTTTTGTAGCTTCATCCAACAAAGCAGTGACATCATCAACCGTAATCCATGTTTCACGTTTGTCTTTTTCATAGATGAATTCCCGTGAGGTGTACCTTGATTTTTGGTAGAGGATTTTTTCTAATTCATTGATAGTTTTGGCTTTTTCTTGGATTTTCTGGTTCAACCCACTCATTGCTTCTTGCTCCTTGCCCACAAGTTGAAAAGGTCACTAACACTCATGCCAAGCAGAAAGCCTATCATCAATATGCCTAACTCATTCATTTGAGCAATTCCTCAAACCTTTCTCCAAATTCATCAATAACTTCAGATGAAACTCCGCGCCATGCTTTCTGTTCTAACCATTTCCAAAATTCTCGGAGTTTCTGTTTTAGCAAGCCACGCTCCCTCTCCAGTTTTTTAATGTCTTCTTTCAAATAGCCAACTTGTTTCTGGAAAGCTTCTTGTTGTTTCGCCAATTCATTTTCTTTGTCTCGCTGTGCAACCGAAACCAAAATCCACTTCTCGTTATTTCTATCATCGACTAGCTTCGTTTCCATCCACTCTTTGCCCAATTCATAGAATGTTTTGGTTTTCTCTTTCAAACCTTCAGTCATGGTTCCGCTTCCTTCTTTCTCCATATTGAACCAGTAAATGTATGACCATCTTCGCCCCATTTTTTCGGATGCTGAAAATGATATAGACAGCAAGGCATGAATCCACGCATTTTATAGAATGGCCTGAAACAATTGCTGTATCCGCAAAATTCAAATTTGACTCTCATGGTTTCGCCTTCTCCTTTTCGTTGCCTTCCAAAACAGTCTTTACTTGTTCAACATCTATGATTGGTTCGTGCCATTCGTCATATTCAACATGAATCCCAAGTTTTTCTATGATAGTGGCAAAGGTACTTACACAATCACTTGATTCTCCGTTTTGTGCTTCTTTCAAGCCATGAATCGCCAAATTTAGCAGTTCTTTTGTGGCTTCAGTTCTGCAATCGTCTATTTCTTGCTGTGCAACCGAAACCTCGATGAATTTAGGATGCCAACTAAGAATCACAGCACAGTCACAACAAGCATCTTTCGTTCCTATTGAAGAGCAACAACCACAATCTGTTTCCCCTTTTTTGCGAACTTCCACATGCCATTCAGGTAATGTTTTGGCTTTTTGCTTCAATGATTCACTCATGGTTTCGCCTTCTCATGAAATGTTGGCAACGACTGAACAAACCCGAGAACTTGCTGCTTGAGGTCCTGAGCATCCTTAGTCAATCTTTCGTCATGAACTTTACCGTATTCTTTCCAAAGAAAAACAAGTTCATCCATATCCGAAACTTTCATTCATTCACCTTCCAACTCTTTGCCCTGTTCCCCGTCACGCCACAACTGCGCTTCTGGTTAAGAACGACCAACCCCAACTTCACCAACTCGTCCCTCCTTCCAGTGATGCAGTTGATTTCCCAATGCAATGCGCGGCTGAGCTCCTTGTCCGTCATGTCAAAACCGTTCCGCGTGGCGCTTCTGAGGACTTCGTAGACTTCTGCGCGTTTTCTGGCTAGGACAGGCTGGATGCTTCTGAAAATCTCGACGCTAGTATCGGCGACTTGACTCATGGCTTTCCCTCTTCAGGAATCTTCATGAAGCACACCCAATATGTACCACATGGCCTCGAGCCTCGAGACGTTGAACCAGCGGATTTCTGCCAAAACAATGGTTCAGCAGGAAACAAAGGTATTATCGTGCGGAGAGGTCTATCTGTTTCTCCCCACTTGAAAATCAAAATGCCGTTGTTTCTGAGTACACGCCAGCATTCAGCAAAGCCTTTCTTTAAATCAGATTGCCAAGTTTCAGGAGATAAAGCACCATAATCTCGTTGGATATGCCCAAAATTGGCATTGCGAATGGAATGAGGCGGGTCGAATACAACTAACTGAAAACTTCCATCTGAATAAGGCATATGCCTAAAATCTTGAATTTCATCTGGATTGCATTCTTTCCTCGAGTCAATATATAGTACGTTTGGATGTTTTTTGTTCTTCCACATCATGCGGAAGCCAGCGGTTGCGTCAAGAATGAATTTGGTGTCGGCAACCTGACCACTCATGCCCTCACCTTCTCCTTGAAACGATTGTGAAAACAGTCATGTTCTTTCAACGTCGAATCTTCTTCGATGCGACAGAAACATTCTTGACAGACCTTTCTGAACCCGTGTTTAGGGCAACATTCTACTAAATCGCCCAGATCAACGTCATAATGGGTTAATCGTGTTCCACATGCAGAGCACTTGAATTTGCTCGGTTCATCCAAAGTATCAGCGTACTTTTCGATTGCTCTAATTTGTTGCTCACTCATGCTCTTGCCTTCTCCTTTCCATCTCCACCCAAAACAGCCAAAACCTTTCTAGCCCACTTTCTATCATGTTCTTTTTGTTCCTCTGTAAGCTTCGAATATGAAATCCAGCATTTTTCCCAACGCTTTAAGCGTCCCATATAGTACCTAACATCAATTTCAGGAGCAACTGTCTTACTCCATTCTATCCATTGTTCATGTTCAAGCTCTGCAAGTTTCTCAAGAAGTTGTGGTGATTTTGTGGCTTCATCCAACCAACCAGAAATCTTTTTTAGAGTTTCAGTTACTTGCGCGGCTCTTTTACTTGCATTTTCTATTACGTTTTCGGCGTGTTGTAGATAGTCTTGACTGTATGCTCCTCTTTTTTCTACAACCTCAGTTAATAGGTCAATACTTTCTTGGATTTTCTTTTTCAGCCCTTCACTCATGCTTTTTGCTCCTTCACCACTTGCATGGATGGGTATTTTGTCAGATGTTTTTCCTTTTGACAGAAGAGGAAGCCGCAGTCTGGATCAGGACACTTGCTAACCCAAGCCAGTTCAGGCTTTCCGACTTGTCCATCACTCCAAACAATGCTTCCTGTTCTAACTTCGCTAAGTGTGGGAGTAGGGAGTTCTGTTCCACAAACAGGGCATTTTACAGTCCATTTATCACTCATGTTGTTTTCCTCCAGAAACTCCTTGTCGTCTTAAACCCAGCACTCAGGACAACCCGCATTTCGACACGCCTAACCTCGCCCAACCGCTGAAGAATTCCCAGCATAAACGCCAGCTTCCTCTTGTCTATGCGCAGTTCAAGAGCCAAGTCACCTGTACGAAACAGGTGTTGGGGAAGTGCCTTGCGTATCTTGTCTAAAGTCGCATCGTCAATCATGGTTTCACCGCGAAACACTTGCACCTGTTCCAACGAAGAACGGCACCTGAGTTCCGTCCAATGGTTGCGTGGTGACAACGATAGTTTACGCCTTTTCCCCATAAGCAACGCGAACATAGACTTGTGGCTACCATTTAGGAAACTCCTCGAATTTTCAACTGTTCAACAATAGCCTTCTCTAGCCTACGTTCCTCAGTTTCAGTAACAGCATCATACAGTAACGGAATGACCTCAACTTTATGAATTCTAGCGGCTTCTTGGCGTCTGAAGTCGTCTTCAACTTCGCTGTTTTTATGAGTCTCCACAAAGTCAAAGTAAACGTCAATTTCCTTTCCAAACCTGTCAATTAAGGTCACATCTGAAATGCAGATTACTTTCGTTCGTGGCTTCTGAAATTCAATGCGCCATCCAAGCTTTCTAAGTTCCTCGTTGTTCTGCAAACGAACTAGCATGGCCGTGTCCATTTTGCTCACTTTAGGATGCATCTGGGCAACGCGATAGTCGCCTGTTTCCTTCGGCTTGAATGGCGTCGGCTCAATCTTGGGTTTGGGCTGAGGCTTCACATGTTCCGCGCATCTTGGACAAACGTTCTTATTGTCAATCAACGTGGCTTTGCTGATGTGGAAGCCCATGTGGCAATTCGCGCATTCTACAAGTTCGTTTAGTGTTTCTCGCTGAATTCTTTGCGGGATTTGAGGTTGTGCGGTATCTTGAGTCGTAACAGTCTCAGAAGTCGCACGTGCGACTTGCTCCTTGCGTCCTTCGCTAATTGCTTCGCCTTTTGGCTTAAGTTCTTTAGGCATGTGTCTGTAAATAGTTGCTTTAGACAAGCCACTCATAGCTGTGATTTGTTCAGCATTCAGTCCTGCCTTCGCAAGAAACTCTACTCGCATGGTTATTTCTGAACTTGAAACAAGTCTTCGATTGGTGTTGACCGCTAGTCGTGCAGCTTCCAGTTTCTCAGGAGTATCAATGAAGGCCACAGTTATGCAGGGCCAATCTGGGAAACGTTCTAGCCTATGCAACCCATCAATCACGTTGCCATGAGCATCTTTCAGCACTGGCGTAAGTTTCCCGAGAGTCTTGACTGACTTGTCTAGGTCATATTCTTCCATTGTCGCCTCGGCAAGTTTGCTGTTCGAAGTTGAGTTCGAAACCGCTTTTTCAGGGACATGTCCTAGAGCCGTCTCCAACTTGACGTTAGTAGGGGTGGCCACCCCTACTGGCCCGCGGGCCAATTCGGGTTTGGGAATGTGGATGCACCGCACGCCAGGCGTCGCATCGTAGTCGCCGCCATACTCTTTCGCCAGAGCCACCACTGCCCTGAACTTCGTCGGTTCCAAGTAACGAATCGACTTTAAAGTCCACTCTTCCGCCGTGTTTTCGATGTGAAAGTAGTTTTCTGCTTCTTCTTGGCTCATGCCCGCATGCTCCTTCAAAAGGTCAAAAAGATTCATGGTTTCTCACCCAAAATCTCTTTGATTAACTGCTTGGTTTCTGCACTACGGTACATGTCTCTCAATTCCTTTCGGAGTTGCTTCTCGAAACCCTCTACCCAAATGTCAGCTACATCTTTGTTTTCGCCTTCAACAGTCTTTGGAAAGTTTTTAATGTTGAACTTCATGTTTTCGTCTCCACCTTCAACAGCGCAAGAAATCCTTCGCCAACCTCAAGTGCCACGCGGCCACGATCCGAAGTTGTAAACATCCGTTGAGTAATCTTTTCAGGTTCAGACGACAGAGGATGGTTTACCCTCTTCACCTTAGCGGACATTTGGAGAAGCCCTGCAGCGACGAGTTCAAACGCGCACCTACGCAAAGTGTAGTAGTGAAACCCTTCCTTTGCCATCTGATAGAGATGCGCTGGCTTGAGGCAACGCCGCAAAAGAAACACTTTCATCTCAACCGCCGAATGCCGCTTTGGATGCTTCATGGTTTATTTTTCTCCTTATCCTTACACGTCGCGTACCTGTCGCAGTCAGGCGAACAAGCAAAGCAGACATTCATGTATTCCCTCATGCTTTCCACACCCATTGTTCCTGACGAAAGACACCATGAACCACTATCAATACGTTTACCGTCAAGTGAAACGCCAAGGCAATCACACCTAGTGGCAGACCTAAAAGTAGGCATAGCGGAGAGAAGCAAACCATGAGTAAACCGTATATTATCTCCCATATCGGATAAGACAGAACCTCTCTGCAACTTTTCCACCACTTACCTATCCTTTCACGAGAGAACTTCCTTCTTAACCACATTCTGAAGGTTATTTCTTGTTTCGTCATGCTTTCGCCTTCAATTCTTCGATTTGCCGTTTCAACTCAGCAACATCCCGTTCCAAGACCTCTATCTTGCCCATCATCTCGGAACTTTCAGCGTCCACATACTCAGAGGCCTCTTGCATTTGATCGTCAAGTTTCCGATTCAACTCAGCAACGTCCTCCCTATGCCGATATTCAGTGAAACGCCTATGGCGCTTTATCCTCTCGGCTTCCTCACTATCAAACAAACTCATGTTTCCGTCTCCTTGACGCTTGCCCAACAACATTTCCTAACGTGAAACCGCTCCAGAAACCCGCACAGCTCGTCGTAACTGTTGAATAGGCGGCGCACGACTTTGCCGACGGCGACTGTCCACGCAACCTCAAACCGAGTCATTCCCTAGGCATCCCCCAAACCTGAAAATAGATTTCTGCTTGCTCGTACGGACTGAAACCTTTCTCTGCGTACCACTGTGCCGCCCGAAGAAGCCACTTTCTAACAGCCTTATTCATTCCTAGTTCACTCCTTCCTTGATCCGCACCCCGACCTTGCGAAGGCACTCCAAACAAAACTCGCCTAAAACCACTTCGTCAGGGACAGTTGTTCTGGTGAACCGTGAATCGCCCTGTCGCTTGGCAGTTGCAACGTACAAGTCGTTTTCAACGATTTCTTTGCCACAATTGTCGCACACGTACTTCCTCACTGTTTTTCTGCCTCCTTAATGAACCGCCTCATCAACTCGTTCAACGCAGCCGAACGCGTCGGAAACTCGCTATCTATGGCCTCGTCAAACTTGTCACGCTGTTCCTTTAGCGACCTAAAGTGCGTGTGAACCCATTTTTTCTCGTTCATCTTTTCAATTCCTCCTTCTGTTGTTTGTTTATCAACCAAGGAACAACCGTCGTGGCCCAAAGAGCTGTGACAAAAACGACAAACCACGCAACAAAAGGCAATCTTAGGACGGCTAAACCAATGCAAACTATCAGGTAGACGCTGAAAAAGAACACTGTTGCTTCTTCATCTCGTTTCATCTTTTTGTTTCCTCCTTGATTTTTGGTTTGAAACGGCAACCCTCAACACAGTCAGGCAGAGGCGCGTACTTGCACACGTTCACGACGGAACAGCCCCTGCAAACGCTTTCAGCCATTAACGGCCCGTTTCTGACTCCGTCAAACTCGGCTTGGACATCCTCAAAAAACACCAGCTTGTTAATGTAAATCTGCGTCGTTTCTAGACTCTTGTGCCTCAAAATCTGTTGCAGCGTCGGCAAGCTTTTCCTTTCTGTGTGGGCCCAGTTCGCAGCAAAATACTCTCGTAGCATGCGCGGCTTGAACCCTTCCACACCCGCATCGGCTCCGACGTTGTGGATGATGTGCCAGATCTCCTGAACCGAAAGGGGCATGCCCTCCTTGACGTGCTTCCAACTGCGCGCTCTGGTGAAAACGTAGCCTTCCAACCGCTCTCGGATTAGGTCTTGAATCAGTTGTAGGGTGACCATGTCGAGCGGCAGGGGATACAACACCTTCTGTTTCGAGTCTAAGACCTGAAAGCTTCGCGTGTCAAAATCGATGTTTTCAATCTTGAAGCTGGCTATTTCGCCCGTGCGCAAACCGATTTTCATTGGCAACCTCACGATAACGTGATTTCGCAAGGTGCAGTTTTCCCGTGCATAATCGTAGATACGTTCAATGTCGGTTCTGCGAATGACCGTGGCCTGTCCTGACCACTCTCTTCTGTGGTAGCGTCCGTCCTTCATTGCAAAAGTTACCGTCAGTTTCAGTTGGGCTTTAACGGTTTCGTTGTTCATCCACTTCTGAACCGCACAGAGAGACGGCTTAAAGTGATTAAAGTGGTTCTGCATCAAACACCAACCTCTTTCTTCAGAGCGGCGTACTTCTCATAACATTCGGTACTGCACAAGGCCAACCAAGTGGTTCCTTGAATAGCTCTGACAAGCATAAGAGAGCCACAAATCGGACAGATTTCGTGATACTCTACGGCTATTTCTTCCTGCCAATGTTGAGTCTTTTCGTTGAAAATCCTAACCGTGAGTCGGCTTCCGAGAATTTCATATTTGCTTGCAGAGAAGCAGTTGATTGCCTTCGCCTTCTCTTTATTTTTCCGTGCCTCTTTGAGTCTTTGTTTCCATGCGTCGCTACCAATTCTGAACGGTAATTTTTCAAGGTAGGCAAAGGGATTGTCTTGCGTCTTGCGAGTAAGGATTTCGTTTCTATGGGAGAGTTCAAATCTATCCATACGAGGGTCGCCGTTTCTTGACTGTTCCATGTACCGTTTATGTATTTATGCTTTTCGGTGCATAATCGGTGTAATAAGTCTTAAATCTCAAAACGCCATATACGAAACTTGCCTATTCTCTCATGTTCAATTACCGCGTAACTACAAAAATGGAAACGTGGTTATGAGCAAACACACTCGAAGCCCAGAAGCCCAAGAGCGAAGGTTGCAATGTCGAGAAGCAAGACGGATAGTGCAACGGTTCGCCTACCAAGACGTCAAGATTTCTGAATCTATAAACAGGTTGACGCCTGAACGGCTTGCCGCCGAGTTGGGCCTAGTGTTTCCTGAAGGTGTTACCTACAGTTTTGCGGCAAGATACGATCAGGGCGAAGTTTTGACGGATTCTCGTGGAAGGGGAAGTATTCAGATATGAGTTCAGGAAATGTTACTGTTACGAGTACAAACGCGGTTTATCCGCCTTGCTACGAGCCCGTTGACCCTTGCGAAACATGCGCGTTCAGAAGTTCATGCAAGAAAACCCGAAAACCGTGTTATTGGCCGATTTACCCGCCTTATTACCCTCCCTATCACCCTTATCCAAACATAATCTGGTGTTGTACTGATTCAAATTGGCAGAAATAAATAGGGGGATTGAAAAATAAAAGTAATCAAACAAGGAACTTTCCATGAAGGCATCTTCGAAAATTGGGAAATCGACTTTGAAGGAAACGGACGCATAGACATACTTGACGGTCGAACCCACGTTGTCAATTGCCACTTCTGGAACGTAAATTCAAGTGGCCTCAACGTAGATTTGAAAACGGGAAAACAAAGAATTGGAGGTTGAAGAAACAATGGCAAAATCAAAGAAGTCCGCATCTAAACGGAAGGGTGCGGAGGTGAAGCACAAGTGAGAAAACTCGCATGGCTCGTAATAATCGTGCTCATCGCCGCCCTATCCGTCGCTGTGGCATGTGCCTACTCGCCTAGTTTCAGCGCGACAATCTACGATTTCGGCGTGAACGTGGTCGGCGCAAGCATTGTGAACGGCGTAACCAACCTGATGACGGGCATGATGGCTTGGGGATCAACGGGCCTAGGCCCGGCAGCCGCAGTGTTCTTCGGCGTAGGAATAGGCTTCACGGTATTGTGGCTTGTTCTCTTGAGAAAGTACGTTTGGAACCCGATTAAAGGCGTAGCAAAACCAATCACGTCAACAGTCACGTTGCGTGGCGGTCCAGAACCTGAACTTCCACAAGTGATTGAGAAGGCTGTGCCTCAAGAAGTCAAGAAAGAAGAGACCTAAACTTGAGCAACCCTTTAAAACTGCTATTCAAAAAGCAAACGCCGACGCAAGTTGAGCCTTTGAGCAAGACGTTCAAGTTCAAAACCAAATTCGCAATGGTCGGCACCATCGGAAGCGGCAAAACCACCGTCTCCACACTCATGGTTTTGACAAGTCAAACGCTAAGCAATATGTTGCCGAACTTCACATGCCGCACACTGCCAGGAAGCACCAACATTATTGACTACGTCAGCAAAATGCGTACAGGACACTTTCCACCCAAAACCGACGCTACAAGCCCAGAACGCCACGAAGACGGCTTGCTGTGTCGCTGGGCCGCACGGTTCGGAGGCTCAAAACAGGTCAATATTCCGATTTGCGATTTGGCAGGCGAAAAACTTCAAAGCATGATTCAGACTCTCGCGCACAGGCGAAGAGATCCGACAAGCCAAGAAGCGTACAACATCAGCTCCAGCCTAATCAACTATGTGCGGGACTGTGAAGGTTACATTCTCATTGCGCCTGCTTCGCGTGCTATGGCGTTTCAGGATGGCGTGCAACTGGAAAAGGAAACTGAAGATGAGGAACTGAGTGGCATAAGTGTTGATCCTGACGCGAACCTATACAATTTCGTGCAAGACATCATCGCGTACAAGGAAAACTGTAAGGGTAAACCGATTAAGGCTATTGCTGTTGTGGTGACGAAGTGGGATAAGCTGATGCCGTACGCTCAGGAAATGGGCATAGACCTAGACGACTCGACGGGACAAGGCATACAATCATTCATGGAAACATTTTTCCCGCAAACCACTAGCCTGCTAAAGTTTGAGAAGGACAGGCCTGGCTCATCGCTGGAACTTAGGTTCTTTCCGAGTTACGTGAAGGTTGCCAAGGACAGCCAGGGCAAGCCGCAACGGTGGCCTGACGGGCACGACAAGATTGAGATGGAAGTTAACCTGCGGATTCCGCAGTATTGGGCTCAGAGTTACGTTGACTTGATAAACTATCTAGGAATGTTCGCCTCTTGAGTAGCACCTTTAAACAAGATCAAATACCCTCATCCTGCCCCTGTGAATTTGCAACTACTGGATGTGGACAAAAAGAATACCGCTGCTTGAACCAAAAATGGATAGTAAAATGGGTGAAGGTAGGAACGTTTTGAAACTTGAGCATTTCTGGTACGGCCTCACCGACGGCGACGGCTACGTCTTCAAACGAAGCCCAAAAGTGTTAGGCATGCTGCGCGACTTCAGCTTGAGATACCTGCAGGACTTGCCAGCCAAGAAAAACGCTGTTTACAGTTGGCTTCCAACCGAACAGCTCGTAGCAATATCTATAATAGTCAAAGCGAAAGACAATGCGCGACGCGAAGGCGTAGCCAACCACACCGTGCTCATCCCCATCAAGGATTATATTAGCCTCACCAGTTTGGGCGTGGACCTGTCGTTTGTGGTTTCAGACTCGAACGTGCTTGAACCGTTGGAAGTGAACCCATGAACAAAACTAGGTTATTCGGTGATTTGAAGCCAGTTTTGGCGGTGATATGCTTGACTTTTAGCTTACTTTTGCTAGAGTCAGCAATAGTCGCCTTTCTTGTTCTTCCAATGGACTACGTTATGTCTCTTGAGAATATACCTGTCAAATTTCTTGGAATGTTAGGCCTTGCGTTTTGTGGCGTAACAATGATTGCTGTGTCTGGCCTGAAACTTTTCACTTGGGCTTTCAACAAAATAGACGAGATGGAAGGAAACACATGAACAAAACCCTGTTAGTAATCGGCGTCGCATCCATAGCAGGAGCAGCCTTCATTTTGGCTTGCACTCTATATTCGCCGCTCGGCGCACTGTTCACCAGTGGAAAAACGTTTGTTCTCGGTTTGGTCGGCCAAGTTACCTCGTTTGTCACCACGAATCCGTTGACCGCGCCCATAGCAGGAATGGTTAGTAGTGCCGTGACAGCAGTTGTTATGTGGTCGCGAGGTTTGTCAAAACAGAATGAATTGGTAGCGTCCGCAAGTCAAGAACGCACTGACATCTTGAGTCAGGCCCAAGGCGCACTTTCACAACAAAACACAACCATAGAATCGCTTACGGCGAAGGTTGACAGCCTCACAAAGCAGGTTCAGGAAACCGCACAGCTAAAAACGGAAGTCGCAACTCTCAAGACAAGCCTTTCAGCGGCAGAGCAACAAGCGCAGCGGGTCAGAGACGAGTACAACGCTTTGATTCGCATAAGGGCCGTGGCTGAAAGCCTTCCTGTACCCGTTGAAACGGTGCATTAAAATGAATGACATTGTTAGTCTCGCTTTTCTGCTTCTAGTCTTCTGGTTCCAATCCTAAAGGCACACAGTTGTGGAATGACTCATGGTTCAGGTTGAAGGGCTTCGAAAAATCATCTTGGCTCTTTTCATTGCGTGGTTCATCGGCGCACTTATGGGATATGCAGCGTATGGAAACATCATCAATCTCATCAAGTGGATTTTAGGACAGGGCTAACATGAATATCTTACACGAATTTCAGATTTTCAAATTAGATTTGAAGGAGTTAGTGACAGAACCCACCCTCCTTGACCCTCACTATTACTTTGACAGATACATTCTGAACATTCTCTATTATTTTCTCAACATTGAAGAAGTGTGGGCTCCACCATGACTAATTGTTCTCAATGCGCCAAAGAACTCAGCCTATACGAGAAGGACGAAAAGAAAAGCTGGCTCATCATGCGCTGCAACACATGCGGCCTCTTCTTCTATTATAAGCGGGGCTGGCGCGACAAGTGGAAGCTCATCAAAACTTCGAAGCTGATTTACATGACTGAAAAGGCGACAAGACCATGAGCCAACATAAGTGGAGACATTGTAGCAAGCACAATGTGGATTTCCCTGAAATAGCAGATTGCCCAAAATGCATGACTGAACGAGCAACTAGGTGAACTGAAACGGGTCAAACACTCAAATACGCGGCTCTAGCCCTCGTAACTTTCTTGGCTGTTGCGGTCATCGCTGACACCATCATAAACTACAATTATCCTCAAGACGGAGAAATCGAAGGCGCGAGCCTAGCCATGTACGTGAACGGCATCTTGAAGCCTAACGGAACCGCTATGGATTGGGGGGTCTGTCCGAAAGGCACAGTCCAAACTTTCGAGAACCTGACAGTCGTCAACACTGGCAACCAGAACCTAACAGTAACAATAACCACAACGGGTCTACCGCAAGGATGGATTCTTGAGTGGCAAGCAAACAACACGCGCTTGGACGTCGGCTACGAAGTTGAAGGGTGGCTAAACCTCACAATCCCATTGACAGCAACGGCATGGCCCGAATGGGCTTTCAGCCTGAACGGGAACGCGTAAACGTTGGCACCTGAGAATCTTTGTGAACTCCTTTCTCCTATTTGCCTCGGCGTGTCGGCGGCGCAAAAAATGACTAAAGAACTGAAACTTTCGCACGGTCTATACATATCCTTAACAGTCCGTGGCTTCAGCTTAACCTGCAGAACATGTGACAAGCCACTGGAAATAGGAGACACCATCATTTCACGGGCAACTAAAAATGGCAGAAGTTACAAGACCGTTCATTACCACAAGGAATGCTGGAACAGCCTCTTCCACTAGGACCGAAACCATGACTGAAAAACCCAAACTAATCATTCCCAGAAGCGAACCAGAACCGCACTATGAACTGCACTATGATAAGCATGTTGACTTTGTAACCCTAGACGGCAAGAAACTTGGCTCCAGCAAGGTTGAACAGTACCCATGACATGTTTTGAACACTTGAAAATTCGGAAAGTGCACGTCGAATCCCTCAAAACCTTAACCTTTGACCAGCTTATTCAGATGGCGTGCGAGTTGGAACTCGAAATCAACAGGGCTAACCAATCCAAAAACCCGCAAGTGCAGAAAGCCCTAGAAAACGCGTCCGAACACATCCCTCACATAATAGAGTGGCTAACCACGGCAAAGAAGGACTCGGCTAAATGATTTGGAAATGTTGGCACTGCGGAAACTATAACCTGTTCACGTTTAAAACGTGCTGGAAATGCAAAAAGAAAAATCAAGTGCGTAAGAGTGCAACCTAATGCAAAAACCAGAATTATTAGACAGAATCTTGGAACTAAAAAGGCAGAGACAATCAAACAAGCAGATAGCTCTCCAACTACAATGCCACCGAAACACAGTTTGCAAATACGTGAAGTACATTCGAGCCAACCTAGTCAAGACATCCGAAGAAATCGTGAACAAAATAGACGACAAACTGGAAGACGAACTGGAACGCATGAGCCACAAAGACCTAATCGCCTACAGACGCGCCTTAGTCCCAGAAAGAATAGAAACGAAGGGAGAGCTAACACAGACCCAGCAAGTCCTACACCTGCACATGTGGAAGCCAGAGCAAATTGAACAGCAACCCACAACTTGAGCAGCACGCTTACATACGCTACTATCCACACCAGAAACAAATAGCGTTCCACAACGACAGATACAAGGTCAGGCACAGAGCCTGCTTCTGCGGTGTAGGCGGAGGCAAAACCCTCTGCGGCCTCGCCGAGGTCCTGGGCATCCTGGCTGAAAACCCCCGTTCCGTGGCTTACGCTTTTGAGCCTACCTACAAAATGGTTCGGCGCATACTGATCCCGACGCTGGAATCGAAATGGCTGTTGGGCCCTAGCCTCGAAACGCACCCGTTCGTTAACAGTTACCATAAAGGCGACGGATACATAAGCTTCATCCAAGGCCAAGAGTTCTGGTTCGGAAGTTTAGAAGAGCCCGAGTTTGCGGAAGGCACAAACATCGACGTAGGCTACATTGACGAGGCCCAGTACATACGCAAGTTTGCAGAGTCACAAGACGTTATGCTGCGAAGGCTCAGAGGATCAGGAAAAACAAGCCGCGACATAACACAGTCAATCGTGACTACAACGCCGCCTGCACTGCTTCCTGACTGCAGACTCTACGACTTCTACGAGAACGCTGAAACGCGCAACAGAGACAGCAAAGTGTACCGTTGGAGCATGCTTGACAACATCTACTTGACAGAGCAGTACAAAAACGAAATCTTAGCCACGCACCACGGCAGCCTAGCAAAACGTTTCGTGGAGGGCCTGTTTGCCCCGGCGGGAATGGGAAGCTTCGACTATGATTCAACAGTTCATGAGATGAAAGAAATTGACAAACAAAACATACAGCTTGTCGTTTACGGTGTTGACTTCGGTTGGACTAACCCTTCAGCCATCGTTTGCGTGGGTTTCGACGGCGATGACAGGGCCTACATTCTTGACGAGTTCTACCAAAACCGCACCCAAACAGAAACCCTCATCCAAGAGCTTAAAGAAATGCAAGCCCAATACGGCGAAGGCCCCGTAGTTTGCGACAGCAGCCAGCCACAGACGATTGACATGCTCTGCAAAGCAGGACTCGTTGCTCAAGGCAACACTAGCAAGCGTGAAGACGGCATCCACGAGTTGGGCGGAAGGTTTCATGTGCAGGGCGACGGCAAACCACGCATCTACGTGTCAAGCAAATGCGTGAAGTGGATCAGCGAGGTTATGGTTTACAATGCTGAAGTCAAAGAGAACGACCACGCGATTGATGCGACGCGCTACGCGATAATGAGCAGGGCAGGCGTGTCAGGCCTGGACGTTAGCTTTAGTAAGGTGAGACTGTAAAAATGGGTTTAACTTGGGAGCCGTGCCCCTTCTGTGGCGAATCAACTGACACTGAACGAATAGGCAAACCCTTCTACACGGTCACAGACAAGGATGGCAAACTGCATGTGCACGGTAGCAAGCTTAAGAAGTGCAATTTCTGCGGTAAGACTTGGCGTAGCGAGTTGCCCACAATGAAAGAATCTATGGGCTATGACGGCGAAGAGGCAACAGCGTTTTGAAATGTCCAAACTGTGGCACAGTTCACTTTGTGCGTGACTGTCCGCACTGCCCAACCGAGTATGTGATTGCGTGCAGATGCGGAAAACTCTTAGAGGTTAAACAGTAAAATTGGAATTTGGAAATTAGGTGGAGGTGACCTTTTTGAAGGTTGAAATAGATGCTCGTTATGCAAATACATCAAGCAATAACTTAGCTGACCATACAGCTTTTTGTCTCATTCGTCTTAAACCTGAAACTATAGAAGAAGCGCATAAACTTGATTTGTTATCTACTATTTCGCAACAATACAAATTGAAACCAGATAAGTTTGAGAAACACGTGAGTACATACATGTTTGATTACATCGTAGCATTTGAGGTTAAACAAGAATGAAGATAGGCTCATACAAGTTAACTTGGCCTTTCATGAAGGAAGCAGCCCTAGACATAGACACTGTGTCCATGTGGCACACCACAGCCAGAGTAGAATACAAGCTTAAGGCCATCAGCACGTACTACGAGCTCTACGCGAACCATGACCTTGTAAGAGGAATGATAGATGACTTGGCGGAAAGCGCATGCGGGCAGGGAATCTACACTACAGTCGAGAAGTTAAGCCCAGTGTTCCAGAAAAACAGAAGCAAAGAACTCTGCGACGAATTCGCCAAACACTTTAACCTTGACGAAGTATTGCCCAAGGTTGCTAAGAACATTCTCATCGCCGGGTTCTGCCCAGTCGAAACCAAGCTGTCGCCAGCCATAGAGAAGTGCGCGTTGAAAGTTGTGCATCCACAGACGGTTGATAAAATCGTGACTGACCCAGTTACAGGCGAAGTGTTGGAGGTTCTGCAGAAGGTCGGAGACAAACAGATGAGGCTGGACGGCAAGAACCTTGCCTGGTTCACGTACGGCAACTTGGCCAACGACCCACGGGGAATAAGCTTCATTCAAAGCATACTGTCGCTTTTAACCACGTTGGACAACGCGACGAACACGGTTAGCACGATTGCTGAACGCTACGTCAGCCCGATTGCCGTGTGGAAAAGCCGCGCTCCCAGCAGCACACTCAAAGAGGCGGTGCTGAAGAGGCAGGAAGGCGAAGCCATATTTCTTGGGCAACTGACGCCTGACGAGATGAAAGACGACATTGTCAAGTTTTACCAGGTGGATCCGCGTGTGCCCTTCTGGGATTACATGGAGAATCTTGAACTGCGCGTCTACGCCTATTCGCGTGCGAGCAACGTGTGGTACACTAAAAACGCTAATCTTGCTAGTGCGGAGAAAATGGAGGATATTGTGGCTCGGCACGTGGCTTCGATTCAGCGCAACATTAAACGCATTATTGAGAAGGCGTGGCTTGGGCCACTGTGCGAGATGAACGGGTTGGAAGAGATGCCTCGCGTCAACTTTGGCAGAGAACCCACAGGCGTCGAAGACATCACACCCAGCGACATCATCACTAAAGGCTTAGAGTTAGGCTACATTAACCAAGCGCAGTATTACGAGATTTTAAGGACGATTGGCGTTAAAATCAATGAGGAATTGGCAACTAAACCTGAAATAAAGGAAGAACCTGAAGAAGAAGAGGAGCCTGAAGAGCCGAAAACTGGCGAGGAAGAAGATTAATGGCTGAATTTAAAGAAGACCTGAAAAAAGTGCTGGCCGAAACCTTCAAGGAAAACATGGGTGACTCAACTTCTGAGGACCTGCCTGAATCAGTTGCCAAACTGAAGGAGGACATTGAAACTCGGATTGAAGCGGAATCCATCGGTGCTGAGTTTCTTGACAAACTAAAAGACGTTGCGGTTTCTCGCAGGCAACTGCGTGAGGCAGAAGAAGACGTTGCACATTCCTTGACAGTTTTGCAGGGAATCGTGAATACGTTGTCAGGGAAACTTGACGAATTAACCGAACTTAAAAAGTCGAATTTGGCGTTTGAACGCAAAGTCTTAACAGACATCGAGGAAACGCTAAAAAAGAATAAGTAGGGTAGGCACAAATGGGCCTGAAAATCGCCGAAGCATTCTATGACCGCTGCTTCATAACCGTCCTAGCCACGGGACTGCCAGCCACTCTTCTCGCAGATGTTACCTGCACGATCACGGACGAGGCGGGCAACCCAGGAGTTGGAGTTGTAACTGAACTTGGAAACGGCTGGTACAGTTGCCCCTTCACGCCTGACGCGGTGGGCACTTGGACAACCACATGGAGCAAAACTTTACTGCCCGCAAACTACGTGTTTTACTATCCTTACAAAGAGTTTCTTTGTGGTGCGGGGCAGGAAGGAGACATTCAAACTGATGTTGCGGCCGTTCACACTCACATACAAGACATTCACGACACAGATTTGCCTGCTGTCTACACTCGCGTCGGCGCACCCGCAGGCGCAAGCGTAAGCGCAGACATCGCGGCAATCAAAGCAGAAACAGCCTCGCTCGTAACCAAAGTAGACGCAGTAGACGATTATGTGGACACTGAAGTAGCGGCGATAAAAGCCAAAACGGACCTCATCCCCGCTGCCCCCGCAACAGAAGCAAAACAAGACACAATCATAGGATACATCGACACTGAAGTTGCCGCAATCTTGGCGGCGGTTGACACTGAAGTTGCCGCAATCAAAGCCAAAACTGATAATCTTCCTGCTGATCCTGCAGACGACAGCGACCTAGATACGGCTATTGCCGCAGTCAAAGCTGAAACTGCTTTGATAGTTGCAGATACTAACGAACTGCAGACAGATCTGCATGATGGAGGCAGACTTGACCTTTTAGTTGACGCGATTAAAGCGAAAACGGACAATCTTCCCGCTGACCCAGCGGACGAATCGAACACGCAGGGCGACTTGGACGCCATCCTAGCAGACAGCAACGAACTGCAAACGGATTGGGTTAACGGCGGACGGTTAGACCTCCTCATCGACGCGGTTAAAGCCCGCACAGACAACAATGAAACGGTCAAATGCTTCTTTAGTCCGTGTCAAGCCCTCGTCACCGCAGACACTACCCACACGGACGCCGCGTTGCCAACGGTGACTCTGCCCAACATTGCAGGCACAATAACACACGTTTACGCAGGATTCAAGTTTAGAATGATAGAGAACAGCAACGCCGCAACAAACAAACTTAGCGGCGCACAGGAAATCCAGATCAACAAGGCAGGCGGAGCATGGACTGATGCCATTAACTTTGTAGATGATCAATTTGGCGTGGCTGCGTCAACCCGCGAAGGCGGCGACTGCATCATAGGTTACATTGATGTGGCTGCCACGATAAACGTGTTCAACACGACTGCTCAGTTTCAATGGGACGAACCCCTCACTGACCAAGACAGCCTCAAGTTTAATGATGTGCAGACGTTCGTCATAGTAAGTTACTATTAGGAGGTGGAAAGGTAAGCATAAACGAAAAGGCGAAGCACGAAATCCAGTGGACAGTCGAGAAATTCTTGGCGAAAGACGCCCAAGAAATTGTAGAGAAGAATATTAAGCCATACGAAGTAATCAAAACTGCACCCCATAATTGTCTATTACATGAAGGCATCGCAACATTTATAGGACTATTATGCGCAATCGGTTCAGAAACTGCTTACAGCAACGCCAACGCGCGAATCGGCGTCGGCAACGATGCGACAGCACCAGTGGACACGCAATCGGCGCTACTGGGCACTCAGCTATACAAAGCAATGAACGCCACGTATCCAAGCAAGAGCGGCGACCACGACATAGTTTTCCAATCGGACTTCGTATCAGGCGAAGCAGAATTCGCGTGGCTTGAAGAATCAATCGACAACGGTTCAACCCCAAACAAGAATCTCTGCAGGCAAAACACAAGTTTAGGGACAAAGCCAACGGGCCAAACATGGCGACTAACTGGAACGATAACATGGACTTAGAAGGAGCGAACATACATGCCCATAACATGGTATTTCCGTAACACAAACGCTTCCACAGGCCCAACTGGAGAATTGAGCACCGACACTGACAGTTTCCCGTCTGTTCCATCTGACAAGAACACGCCGAAAGACATGGTTCTGACGAAGGGGTCAGCGCAAACTTCTGTTGCAGGCGCTTACGTTGCAGCTACTCTGAAAACAATGGTTAGACTTTTTGTTGGTCCAGCCTTAGCCGCGCAAACGCTCACTGGCAGTCAAGCAGGATACAAAGTTGCTGTAGGCGCTAAAGAATCCAGCACTAGCATGAACCTTTACATGCGAACCTTCGTTTATGTGTGGCGAAGCGGTTCAGGCAACGTCAAAACAATCCTTGTGCCCACATCTTGCACTGTAGAGCATGGAACAACGGAAAAAGGCTGTGTCATAACTGCCACTGGCGCAACTACCGACTTCGCGGTTCTGGAAGGCGACAGAATCGTCGCCGAAATATGGTTTGACATAAGAGACACCACCACGTCATACACTGCTACTCTTTACTGGGACGGAACTACAGATCCAGTTGACGGAACAACCACAAGCAACGCGGCAAGCTACTTTTACTGCCCCCAAACATTAAACCCTTCCATAACAGCCAAAAGCTTCTCTGATGTGGGTCATGGTTCAGAAGGTTTCCTTAATCCTTTCCGTGCCATGGGATTCGGCGAAACTGGGCATGGAACCGAAGCATTCAACAATCCTTTCCGAGCAATGAGATTCTCAGATGTTGGTACAGTAGTCGATGTCTTTGCACACGAAAATCTCACTGCAGACTTCACCCGACTATACTTTGACTCTTCGACCGAGTCAACCATTCATTTTCACTGTCCCGACTGCGGAGAAACCAACCACGCCCAAAGATACTGGTTTAACCCCAACAGGGAGTCTGGAATTGTATCCTACACGATTCCAACTCACACCAATGTTGCCACTGGCACGCAATGTGTTGGGAGCGGAAAAACCCTCAAATTGGATGTTTCTACAACTGGAATTTCGAGACCAGACGGATTAACATGACTTTCCCTTTTAGGTGTGACCTTAATGGCGATTTTCAGTGATGGTTTTGAGAGTGGAGACTTCGTAGGTTGGACAGGACAGTACGAAAATGATGGTGCGATAACTGTTCAGTCAACGACAAAACACCACGGAACGTATGCCGCGCAATCTGCCATAACTAGTGGAGCTGCCGTGAGATACGCTATAGCCGAAAAGAACCTTGGTGTAACATATAAAACACTTTATTGGCGCGCATACGTGAATTTTGAGACGTTGACGGGATTGTCAGCAAATGACTTGAACACGTTTATGGGACTTTACGACAGTCTTTATGACCATGTGGGAGCAGGACTTTATAATGATGCTGGCACAGTCAAATGGGCGATGTGGTATAGGAATAATGGCGCTATGGTAATAACAACCTTAGCTACGCCAACACCATCAATAAATACGTGGTACTGTATTGAAATCAAAATCGTTCATGCTACAGGCACAGGAGAAGCGCGCATGTATATTGACGGTGTAGAAAAACTCACGGCTACATCACTTACGAATAATGATGAAGACACAGGGCTTTGCGGGGTTGGTTGGACTTTACGTTCTGGTTCCATTAGTGAAGGTTGGACAGTTTACGTTGACTGTGTTGTTGTTGCCGACGCATACATCGGCACAGAAGCGGCAGGCGTCACAGTCAAGAAGGGCAGCAACCTAGCCGCTAAGATGACGGAAATGTTGAACAGCAAAATGTTGTTCAGCATCGCCGACAGGTTCCCCAAACTGGTTCCGAGGCGCTTCTAAATGAGCTTTTTCGAAGGCGACGTAATCGCCAAGGAACAGTTACACGGAGTCGCAGGCGTAGGCACAGGCGCAGGCGTCGCCGCACCCGCGGTTCCGACTGTTGGCGCACCTAAAAAGAAGAAGCACGAACCCAAACTGAAGTGGCTGCCCGCAATCAAAGACTACCTGCAGTGGAAGGTTTCAGCGTGACAATTTATGAAGCCACAAAAAAACGGCTTGCCCTTCGCCTGAAAAGGATAGTTGGAGCGCATCGCCTCGGCAACATGACGAGACAAGAAATGCACCTGCAGAGAACCACAGAAATTCAAAGGGCACATCGACAAGTTGAAGCTTTAAAACGCGTTCCCACAGACACCCCCGCAAGAATAACATATTTCAGCGTCCACGACGAGTGGGTCTTCACCGCCGTCTTCGACAACCGTGTCTGCCCGTACTGTTTAGCGTTTGAAAACCAAACTTTCACTGGCAACACGTTAAGAGCAAAGTTTCCATATCTCGAAATTGTGGACCTGGAAACGATTATTCCTAATGTTCACCCGCACTGTCGTTGCCGTCTTGAAAGGACCTTGTATTTTGGAGATATAGGCGTTGAAAAATGAAGGGTAAGAAAGGCGCTAAAAAGAAGCGTCATGGTCGAAGACCTTGAAGGAGGTGCGTGAATGAAGTATTACGATGGAATGGGAAAAGACGTATCTGATTACGTGGCTGGCCTAGAGGCGACTGTTGCAGAGCTGAAAGCAAAGTTGGAACTACATTTAGCCCCAATCATCAGCAACGTTGCAGAGCAAGTATTCCCGTCTTCGGAACCAACAACTGGAAGTGTGGAAACAACAGAAGTTAAACCAAAACCTAGAAGGAGAACCGAACCAGATGCCAACACCGAGTGAAGGAGAAACTGAAAAGGACTTCGTAAGCCGATGCATGAGCTACCCCGACATGCAAAAGCATGAGCCGAAGCAGCGGGCAGCCATCTGCTACAGCAAGTTTCGAGGCGAAGCAGTACACCCAGACTTCCAACGCATCATCAACCTATTCTTCAAACGTTACAGGGTAGATGAAGCCATCGAGAAATTCGGCAAATTCGTAATGCGCAACAGCTTAAACCTGTCCAAAGCCTACAACCCGGACGTGCAGTTCAAAGAAAGTTTCGAGTGGATAGAACCTCTCATTCAGCCGTACAAGCAGGATAAAGACGCGAAATACTATTTAGTCACAGCTTTAACCGCGGACATCAGCATGAACAACGTGGACTACGGCTCAGAAGACAGGTTGGCAAGAGAGGACAGCAGCATGAACTGGCGGCCCGTCAACATCAACCACGACCACGACAAATGGTTATCTTATCCGCGTACACGAGTGGACTTTTCAGCGGCAAACGAGTTCAGCCTCGAAGCAACCCTGAGAGTTGACAACCGCGACGCGTGGCTGCAGAAAATGCTTGACGAAGGCAAAATCCTGCATCCAAGCATAGAAGGCAGGCCCCACCCGATAAGCGGACGCTACCACTTCACAGGCTTGGCCCTGCTAGAGAAAGGCGTTGAGTTGCCCGGCTGTCCGCTGACAGAGATTGTTCCTTTAGTGTTCAACGAGAGTGTTGGAAAGAGCATTTGCGAGTTTAAAGGTGGAAAAATGGTTTGTGAGTGTACAACAACAAGTGAGGTGAAAAACAATTTGAATGAATCAGTTAAAGAAGCCATAAAGGAAGTGTTGGCAGAATCGGAATTGAAAGAACAGGAAGTTCCAGACGCAACCAACGCGCCGTCTACAGTGGCTAAAGACGATACTGCAACTTGCCCTGAAAACCATCATTGGGACCCAGACGCGAACAAGTGTGTTCCTGACGTTGCACAAGAGTGCGAGGCGGGATGGCATTTCGATGCGGCATTGCAGAAATGTATCCCAGACAATCCCCAAGTAAACGAGTCAAAACTAAGATTGAAAGTTGCCGACTACGAGCTTCAGAACATTCAGTTAAACGAGGAAAAAACTGAGCTAAAAGAAGAAAACGAATCTCTGAAAACACAGCAGAAACGCAAAGACGCTGAAAGCACTAAACTCGTCGAAAAACTAACACAAGGCAATTACACCAAAGACGGCATCGTCAGCGAACAGAACAAGCGCATTGACAGTTTAGAAGGTAAAGATAAACGAAACGTCAACCAACTCCAAGAATTAACGAAGCGAGAGCAGAATGCACTGCAACACCTAGAAGAAATGGTTAAGAGCCGAGACAGCTACAAGGAAATGTACAATTCTGAACGGGCAAGCAGAGAAGCCACAGTAACGGACAACGAGAGATTAGGCAAAGAAAACTTGGGCCTGACAAACCAGTTGACCGAGATGAAGTCTCACGAAATCCAATGGACTAAGGACAAACAGACTTTGCAGGAAGGCTTGACTAAAGCTTTGAAGCATCAGAAATACGTCTACGAGTTCTTGAAGACTAAAGGCTTCGAAATAGTCAACACTTAAACCCCATTTTCCCACCTTTCCCCAAAGTGACGCTTATGTTGAAATGCCAGAACTGCGGGGCACCAGTCGAAGAATCCACGTGTCGGACCTGCAAAAAGAAGATTCACAGTTACGTATGCGTTTGCGGAGCCTATGTTTCCAACCCAAGTTACAGGAGATGAAATATGGTGGTTCCTTGCCCCCACTGCGGCGCTGAAGTAGGCGAACCATCATGCGTCGGCTGCCGACAAGCAGTACCCTTCTACGTTTGCGACGCCTGCAAAAAACAGTTCACAAACCCAAGGTTCATCAGCAGCGTCAAATGCTCCGCGTGCAACAACTACATCTTTGAAGAATCATCTAAAAGCAACAGGCACCTAGTTGAAAAGTACGTGTGCCAAGTCTGCGGACACGTTGAGGCAAACCCCAAGTTCACGCATGTTCACAGTTGCGAAGGATGCAAACCGCCATGTTGCAGCGAGTGCGGCGCGGCTCTGGCAACTAACAACTTACTAAGTTACTTCGTGTGCAGCGGTTGCGGAAAGCACACCGCAAAATAGTTTTGGAGCTCTGGAGTTTACCAGGTAACCTTAGTGTTACAATGAGCATAGAGGCGCGATGAAGCATCTCTCCCATGACGCAGAAATGGGTAGCATGGGTTAAGCCCTTCGGGGCTGACACGCCCACAAAAAGAAAGGTGATTTAAATACCAGAAAAAGAAGATAAAATGCCAACCATCATAAGCGTAGACGAACTTGCAGAAAAAACAGCTAGAAAACTAGAAGAGAAAATGAAGCCCGCTGAGAAGCCAATAAGCCTCACTGAAACAAAAGAACCTGTAGCCTATAAGGAACAGGTTGCAGGCATGATCCGAGACATAAACTGTAGCTGGCGATGGAGCGGCGAAGACAAGGCTCGCGAAGCAAAGTATTTCGAGGCAATCGCCCCACTACAAGCTGGCAGCGCAGTGCCTGAAATCTGGGCGAAAGACGTGTTCAGATGTTGCCCCTACCCCGCAAGCGCCTTCTGGGACGCGCCGTTCATTAAGTGGCATGAAGACATACATGGCAAGCCAGGCGACACTATTCACGTTATCACCGTGCCACGCGCAACATGCGGAACTGCTGGATGCGCAGAACCAGTGGCAGGAACATTAACGATTGGTGCCTGCGCTATCACTTTGGAAGAGTACCAGTGCAGCCAATACATTTGCAGAGACGACCTTGAAGACGTGGTTGAAGACACCATAACTGAACTGAACGAAAGCCTCATGGCATGTTTGGACACGTGCATCGACAACGCCTTCATAGCCAACATTCTAGATGGACCCGTCGGCGGCACATTAAACAAAACCACAGGCACCATGACTGGCAACACAATCGCTGAAGCAATCGGCAGCATGCGCAACGGAACATGCGAACCCGTGGCCCTCATCATCCACCCCGTCGTTGAAGCTAGCCTTATGCAAGACTCGCAGTTCGTGAACGCAGCCACGTTTGGAGATCGCAGCGTAATAACAGGCGGACACATAATCCAGTATTTGGGCCTAGACATAGTTGTGGTTCCGAAAGGCAGCTTAAAGCCAGGTGTCGGCACGTACGCGAGCATTATGCTCAGTCGCTACGCAGTGCACGCAGCCAAGAAACGCGACCCGGTCATGGAACAGCAGTACTTGGTGCAGACCCAACGCAAATACATCTACGCTTCAGTGCGGTTCGGCAAATCTATCGTCTGCAGCGACGGTGTTTGGCTAATCTACACCGCCAAGTAAAATAGCACGGCAGAATCCGCAAACAATCTTTCCCCTTTTTTTCAGTTTGAATAATGGAGAAGTTGGAGAATGGAAGTTAAACCAGACAGCAAAAAATTCAGAATCCTACAATTAAGCAACAGCGTGTGGGTTCCCAGCGGCTACGGAGTGCAAAGCAAGGGCACACTGTACGAATGGAACAAGTATTACGATGTGCGACAACTAGCCTTTTACGGGCTTGACGGCGCAACACTCAGTTTCAACGGGCTCCAAATCTATCCCACATTGTCTGGAGACCAACATGGCGACCGCACAGCCAGACTTATATTTCGCAACAGCCCGTGGAAGCCAGACCTCTTCGTTACTCTCTACGACATTTGGATGGGCGCATACGTTGACCCTTCAGACAAAACTCCGCAGGGTTTCCAGCCTATACATCCATACTGGGTTCCCATAGTCATGGTTGACCACGAACCAATTCCAGAAGCCACATTGATCCAAGCCGCAGTAGCCTACCGAGTAGTAACGCCAACCTTATTCGGCGTAGAACAATTCCGCAAATACAACGTTGACGCGTGGCACATTCCTTTCGGAGCCAACACAGAAACCTACGCGCCGCCTGAAAACAAGAAAGAATGCAAAACGTGGCTAAATGACCATAGCGTAGTTTTGGATCCGAATAACAACACGCGCATTTCTGAAGACTCTTTCGTCATAGTAATGAACGGCGCAAACAAAGACGCTTATCGGAAAGGGTTTATGCGCATGTTCAGCGCCATCCAAATATTCCTGCATAACAATCCAGACGCAGAGAAGAACCTTCGCGTTTACGTGCACAGCTGGATGAAGCAGGCCCGCGACATTCCGCACGGCGCAAAGACCCTGCACATTCAACATTTGTGCCGAGGCACAGACGACTACCACAACTTATGCAGCGTGCCAGAGTCTGCGATGGCCAAAATATATGGTGCAGCCGACGTTTTCCTGCATCTAAGCGAAGGCGGCGGCTTTGAAGTTCCAATTCTTGAAGCACTGTCATGCGGTGTGCCAGTGATTGGCAGCGACTTTGTAGGCATGGGCGAGCTCGTAGAAGGGCACGGCTGGAGTGTCCCGATGAAAACAAAGTATTTCAGCCCGCTAGACGCTTTGCAGGGCATAGCAGACGAGTATAAAGCTGCAGAAGCATTAGAAGATGCGTACAATCATCCTGAGAAGCGAATAAAGTTCGGGGAGGCTGGCCGACAGTTCGCGTTGGACTACGACTTCAAACATGTAAACGCTAAATGGATCGAGTTTTTCGAGGACATACGCGGCGAAACAGGCTACACGCCTCTGGAGACCCGACTGCTATGAAAACCATGGTAGCAGTCAAAGTTAAAGAAGTGGCCATGTGGCTGCCGAGATTCCTGAGTTTGGTCGAGCAACTTGAAGACCCCATAGGCCGAGTAATATTCATGTACGGCGACAGCGTCGACCCCTCGCTGCGCATGCTACAACATTACAAGCAAACCTCAAGGCACAAAGTTGAAGTCTACCATGAACCCTACCTTCCTACGCCCAGCCGAACAAACTATAACCTTGCCGCCATAAAACGGGACATTCAACAGTTGCTCAAGCAAGGCGACGAAGACTACTACCTAAGCTTTGACCCAGACCTTGTCCAGTTTCCGCCTGACCTGATCAGCCAGTTACAACGAAGCGGCTACGACGTTGTCGCACCGATGGTTTGGATTGAAAAACGTGAAGTTCCAACGTTCTTTGACACTTACATGTTCCGCAAAGACGGTTGCATGTTCCACCTGTTCAGGCCGCCAGGACTCAACGCGACTGAACCTATCCCGATTGACTCTTTCGGCAATGTGTGTGGACTGAGAAAGCGAGAGGCAGAACTGGCAGGCAAATACAGTAACCCCTACCCAAACATTCCATTCTGCAAGGGCCTGAAAGAACAAGGATTCACAATATATCTTGACCCGCGAGTGCACGTTTACCATGCTGACCTTGAATACTTCGGGATCATGCACTACCCGATAAATCACCCTTACAGTTTCGTGCCCTACATCACCTGCGACGGCAAAAAATATTCAATGCACGAAGTCGGAGCCTACCGCTATCAGCTCGACCGGGAACTCTACGAAAAATGGTTTGACCAAAAGTTCCCTGAAGAAAGCAAGAACGTGCATGAATGGTGGAACAAACGGTCACTCTTAACAGCCAGCTACAAAGTGTTCAATGAAGCCCGATTTCTTGAGTACAGTCTCAAAAGCATTTACGATTATGTGGATCGCATCGACATTGTTGAAGGCGCAATAGCAGACTCTCTTCAAAGAGCAAAAACTGACGGAAGCAGCAAAGACGGCACAGTAGACATTATCAAGAACTTCCCTGACCCAGAAAAGAAAATCAGGTTGATACAGGGAAAATGGCACACTAGAGAAGAAATACAAACTAAACTGTTGGAAATCTGCGGCAGCAAATGGATGCTCTACATTGACGGCGACGAGATCCTAGACCCGAAAGGCATGGACAAAGTCCGACAGTTCTGCGAAACCAACCAAGACGGCAAAATCGTCTATGCTCGACCAGAACGTTTCTACAACTTCTGGCACGACTTCAAACACATCGCATACGTGATGAACCCGCTTAGTCCATGGGCACTGTATGGCGCACCACACGCCTTTCTAACTTGGACTGACATACCAGGCTTAAACTTCGCTCAGAAACACGAAATACCCATAGACGGCTTCGGCATTCCAGTAAGTCTTGACTACCCGCAATATCGAAAACGCCAGCAGGTTCTGGACGGCGTCAACGTTTACCATTTTGGCAACGCGAAAGGCGTGGAAGCCCTGAAATACAAGCTAACGCTGCGTGACGGCGCCGACAGAATGGTTGGCGACGCAAAAGTAGACCCTTGGTTCAGCGGACTGATGCCTGAAGGGTTCATACTTGAACAGTTCAAAGATGAACTGCCTCTGGTTTTACATTCGCATCCTGACCACGACAAAGAGTTAATTCGCATCACAGAAACCGAACCCCTCTACAAGTTCGAAGTGGTGTGATGCGGCTAAACCTGGGCTGCGGCGAAGACATAAGACCAGGCTACCTGAACGTAGACTTGAAGAAACGCGACGGCGTAGACCTTGTAGCAAACATCTTGACACTTTCGTTTCCGCCTCAAAGCTTCACTGACATATTCATGGGCGACATCATTGAACATTTTTACCTGCCTCAAGCTGGAAAGCTGCTGCGAAACTGCTACGAATGGCTGAAGCCGCAGGGCACCATCATGATTCACGGTCCAAACCTGCCTTTCCTAGCAAACAAACTTTCAGAGGGTGGCGACTACACTGATCTTGTCCATTTTGAAGCGCTCAAATGGCTTTACGGAATCACGCCTGCAGGCGAAAGCGATTCGCCCTTCATGATTCACTATTGGAATTACAGCAAAGAAAGCCTGTCTCACCTCTTAAGAGAAGTCGGCTTCCGCATTGCAGCCACCGAAATTGACTGCGGAGGCTTCGGATTGTATGTTGCAGCGTTTAAACCGTAAATGGAAAAGTGAAAGTATGGAACTTGTAAAAAACGTCATGTTCGAGCAAGTGCAAACTCTCATCCAGCAGGGCGACACTGACGTAACCTTGAAAATGGGCTTAATCCTAATCGGCAAGCAAGGCAGCCTTGTGGTGTTGAGAGACGCAATTCACAAGCATCTTCAACAGTGCGGCGGACAACTTGTGTTCTACACCCTAAGTAGCCAACCCATGTACGTGGTGCACTTCAACGACTTGAACCCAGAGAAACAAGCAACTATATTGAGGCGTAAAGAATGAAGGTTCTTGTAACTGGCACAACGGGCTTCGTTGGCAGTCAACTGGCGCCGCGACTGTCAAGCATGGGCCACGACGTTTACTGTTTGGAACGGTACATGTCAGGTCACTACACGCCAAACGGCAGAAAACAGTTCCAGACAGTCTACGCCAACCTAAACGATCACTATGCAATCAGAAACACGATTAAAACCGTTCAGCCTGAAATCATAATTCACCTTGCAGCCATAAGTCCCGTCGCATATTCCTATGACAGGCCCTCTGAGGTTCTTGAAACAAACTTCGTGGCAACCGTGAACCTTGCAGAAGCCGCGTTGCGCGACGACGACAACCTCCGACAGTTCATTTTCGCGGGCACAAGCGAGTGCTATGGCAACCAAAAAGAGTTTCCAACAAAAGAAGACGCCCGTTTCTATCCTACCTCGCCCTACGCAGTTTCGAAACTTGCTGCAGTCAACTATCTACAGTACATGCACATCGCATACAACTTTCCAGCAACAATCATCTTTCCCTTCAACACTTACGGTCGCGGGCACAGCAAATTCTTTGTTGTCGAAAGAATCTTGAGTCAAATGCTGAACGGCGAAAAAGAAGTGCACTTGGGCGATCCTGAACCTGTACGCGACTTTCTATATGGGACTGACCATGTTGAAGGCTACGTGAAAGCGTTAAACCATCCGAAAGCGGTTGGCGAAAGCTTCAACATTTGCACGGGAACTGGCATTAAAATCTCTGAACTTGCGAAGAAATGTGTGGAAATGACGGGTTTTCAAGGCGACGTTGTCTGGAGCACGATTCCAAGGCGTCCTTTAGACATCTACACGCTTATTGGAGACAACTCGAAGGCAAGGAACGTTCTGGGATGGACGCCGACTGTAAGTTTGGACGAAGGGTTGAAAATGACGATTGAAGGGTTGAAAGAAAATGGCGGTTAGAACAAGAACAGTTTGGAAGTTGAAGCGAGGAATCTATGAGGCTTGGGAAGGAGGCGAAGCGGAAGTCACAACGGGCGATACAGTGACGGTTGACAGTTTGTCAGGCACAGCAGCCGCCCTTTACCGGGCTGCCTTCTGGAAAATGACTGACGGCATGGTCGTGACCGTCACATACGCTGATGTGTCGCCTAACACCAACAGAATCACAGTCGGCCAGTCAGGTGGAGTCAACGTTACTAACTGCAAATGCATCTACATGGTGTATGGTGTCAAAGCGTGAGAGATGGGACAAATGGCAACCATAACTTATGTTGACCTGCACGACCTGTTGAACATCACGGTTGCGGACATAAGCGCGATAAACGCTGAGAAACTCATCGACTTAGCAGTTGACTGCCTCAACCTGTACGGTGCAGACTTGCCCAACATGACGGGAACGGCAGGCGTCAAAAGCCTCAGTTTAGAAAGCAAGGAGAAAGGCGCAGTCTTCATGGTTGCTCGCGCAGTCTACTACGGCTTCTATAAAGGGTTGGACGTGGTGGGGATTTCAAGTCTTTCCGTGTCGTCGCCAGACGTGATGAGCAACTCTACAATTGCATCTGTCATCAAGGATGCTGGGCATTTGTTGTCGGAGGTTGACGTTGACGTTGGATAGGAGTTTCGAAACGACGTGAAAGAGCCAGAATGGTTAACGGACAAGGTCAAAGCCAGATTTGACTCTAAAGTCTTCTTGGAAGATGGGGTTCGAGTTACGGTTTTGAAGCCGAAAAGCAGGTGCACATGACCATGAAAATCACGGCAGGCGGAAAAGACACTGTGGGCGACATGCACAGGGTAGTTCAGTCCATTCCAGCGAGTTACACGGTGTGGAAGGATGGAACGCAGGCAATAGCAGAATCCAACATGGAAGGCGGAACCGACTACACGACGGGCACTGACGCGGTTGTGATTCAGAACGCGGTGGACGCGTCGCCCGCGACTGGCGGCAAAATAGTTTTGAATGCTCCGACCTTTGACCTTTACAACTGGATAGACGTGAAGAACCTCAACAACTGCATCATAGACGGGTTAGGCGTTACCACGCTGAAACTTCAGAGCGACGCGATAGCCGCATTCAACAACAGCACAAGTGCGGTCACAAGTAACGTGACTATACAGAACTTGACGATTGACGGAAACTCCAAGAATAGTTTCTGCATTGCCCTTAACAACAACTGCACGCACTATCGCCTATCAAATCTTTACATCAAGAATGGTGGGAGTCACCTCATCTATTCAGGGCCATCATACTATCTAACCATTGACAATTGTGTCTTTGACCATAACGCCCTCTTAGCAGGAGCAGACATGGTTGCAGTAGGCGGAGAAGACCTTTTGATCTATGGCAACACCTTCATCAAGTCAGCAGGCAGTCTCGGCGGGGCTTGCTTAACGTCTGGAGGCATGAAACGAGCAAGAATACTGGGCAACAACTTCAAGATTAGCGACTTGTGTTACGCTTCGATCAGCCTCGAAAACAATTATGGCGTCTTCAACGATGTAGTCATAAGCGACAACACTGTTTCTGCGGTTGCTGGGGACATCACGAAATACGGGGGCATGAATATTGGCAACTCGCTACTGCACTTGTTCGAAAATGCTGTGGTAACAAACAACATTATTGAGGGCGGAAGCGTCGTCGCAACTTACGTGTATGACTTAACCGTCAAGGGCAACCAAATGAGAAACAGCATTTACGGGCTTCTCGCCTCAAACAGTAAACGCATAATAATTTCAGACAACATTGTAAAAAACACGGGGATGGACTCGCCTGGTACAGGCGACAAAAGCGGCATTTTCTTAACCGTTTGCGACACGGCAACCATAACCAACAATCTTGTCACGGACACTCAAGCTGGAGCTGCACGTACAACGCCATGGGGAATAGACATTGGAGACGCAAGTTACACTTTGGTGGCGAACAACCGCGTAGAGAACTGCGGATGGTGCTTCGTTCCAGCAGACGGCATCGGCATAAGACTGAGAAATGGCGCCACGAGAAACGTGATCGCTGGCAACGTCGTTAAGGACAATAATGGGTGGGGAATCCAGTTAGACACGGGGGCTGTGGAAAACTTTGTGCATGGCAACTTCGCGTGCAACAACACTACAGGCGCGTTAGGCGACTCTGGAACAGACACTTACAAGAGAGACAATTATGACGAATCGGGTTTAGTTGCCGAAACTTGAGGTTGACTTTATGGATAAGGCTGTTTGGGGCGAGCCACTACGCTGGGGGTTCTTCCGTTGGGGAGTCACGGTTATGACGTTTGATGTGGCTCTGGAACAACTCAAAAACGTGTCCCTTCGGGGAGGCGGGTTGGATCCGAACGTGGAAGGCACTGCCAGAGAAGGATACGCGCGGTTTCAGGTGTACCTTCCTTTGTTTGAAGATGCAAAAGTCAAGTTGGGCAAGGTGTAAGGTTTGGGAAAACACAGGGTTTACGTTGCTGGCGACAAGATTCAGAACAACGACTTCATGGACTACCGAGAATACGCGACTTACGCGGAACTGACCGTTGCAGTCGCGGGGTACGGCGCCGCAGAAGTCGGCAGAGTTTTTCTGTGCATCGCAACAGGAACATACTATTACTGGAACGGCGGAGCATTGCTTCCGTTCCCGTCAGGAGGGGGTGCGGGAGCTCCCATAACTTGCAGTTACGTGACCCTTAACGCTGAGCCAGCATTGTCAGGCGAAACCCGCCACGAATTGCTCACCAACGTGACTGGCCACCTTCACGAGCCGCTGTATCACAAGTTTAGCCATCAGGATGGTGGCCCTGACGAGATTAGCGTTTTGAACCTAAGCGGCAAACTTGCTGACTATCAGAACGCTGGATGGATCAAATCGAAGTCAGTGGATCCGCCAGTCATGGGTGACGACCTCAAGTTTCTGCAGTACAATCACGGCGCAAGCAAGTTCCAACTAGGTGCGGTCGGGGGCGGCGGCGACATGACCAAAGCAGTCTACGACCCTGACACAGACAACATAGTAGAATCGGCGGACAATGCAGACACAGTTGACGGTTCACACGCTACGGCCTTCGCCGCCGCCACTCATAAAGACACTCACAAGACGGGCGGAGGCGCAAACGCCTTTGTCGTGACTGACTTGCTAGATGGCATAGCCCGAATCACGGTGCGCAAGAACACAGGTGCCGATGTCGGTTCAAGACGTAGAATCAACTTTATCGAGGGCACAGGAATAAGCTTCACAGTTACGGATGTGGGTGGAAGCGAAGAAGTCACTGTGCGGGTGGACGCTACGGGCGCGGGGCTGGGCGGAACATGGAGTACAGGAATCTGTTCGGGCAGAAGCCCAATCGTGACGCCTCACAGTCTCGGCGGGGTTCCCACGCTTGTTTTGGCGTCGATCAACGCTGCGCAGCCTTATCCTTCGCCGTGCTGGACTGCTGATGCGACGAACATTACTTTTCGTCATGCTGTGACGGCGGGTTGCACAATCACCTTCGCGGCGAGACTCTAGTTTTCCCCTCTCTTCTCAGTTCATAGTCATCTTTTGACAGGAAACGATGTAAAATGAAAACCGTAAATCTGGACAGGAAATTCGCGGCAACAATAGTTGCCCTGATTCTGATAAGCACGGCAATAGGCGCGTTGATGGTTCGACAGTATTTTCCGCAGATCGGCTCAATCAAAGCCGAAGGCATGGAGGATCCGTTGGAGGCTTGGAGCGAAGCCAGCTACATCGTCTGGCAGTACAACACCACGTTTTACGCGAGCCGAAACATGAGCACTTGGGACACCGAGTTAGCTTCAAACAAGACCTACATTCAACAGATGGCTAGGGACAATTTGACAACCGACGGTGGAACAATCTTTAACAAGCAGGTCACATGGAACCAAAGTGTCACTTATGGCGCGAACATCCTCATAATACAGGACTATCAGGGACAAATGACTTTCTACAGGAACAACCTGAAGCTCAGGGAAATTGGAGACTGTCCAACAGTCACAAGTGGCACTTTCGCCTTTCCAAACGGAACAACAGAGCAGACCATTATTGAGTTGACGCCAACAGTCGTGACTTACATGTACAATTTCTGGCTGGACTTGAACGCGCTAACACAGAATTGCACAATCAAGGTTTACAGTAAAATTGACGGAACCAACTACCGCGAAATCGAGCCTATGACACTCTCCAACATTGACTATTCGTTGGGACTGGTTTTGAAGGAGCAAATGATTAGCACGGCGTGGAAAATCACGATTCAATCCACGGTCGCGGAAGGCGCTAGTCGGAACATTCCGTACAGGTACTTCACGGAGGTCTGGGGCTAATGAATAAAGCAAGAACAATCGAAACTTTCGTGTGCATTGCTGTGCTTGTTGCGGTTCTGTTTGTGGGTGTGTGGCAAATCAAACCCGCACACGCGGCAACCCTTTTCAGTGACAACTTTGAGGATGCTACGTTAAACGCTTGGACAGACGTGGGAGAGGTTAACGGCGTGGTATCCGTGAGCACTGACTATGCTCATCATGGCTCGTACAGTATGAAATGCGCCATTTCTAGTAGCGCGGGGGAGGCAGACGCTTACAAGAATATGGCTTCAACATCCAACATTGGCTATTGGTCTGGGTATGTGCGTGTTTCAGCTTTGCCTAGTACAGATGATAGACTGTATTTTGGTGGAATCGGACATGACACTTACGGAGACACGGTTTTTGTTGGTCTTGCCCATCATTATGGAGAGGTGTTTTGGGAACTTCAAATTTGGGTTGGCGGTTCTGCTGATTATATTCGTGAAACTACGGCAAGCAATCCTTCCGCTAACACTTGGTACGGTGTTGAAGTTGTGCGTGACGTTACAAGCGGAATCACACGTTTATACGTTGCCGAAGACGGAGAAAATTATGTGCAAAAAATACAACATGCAGACAGCCATTCTGGAACGAACAATCTTGCGTTTGCAGGCGTTGGCTACACTAGTTATGCTCCCGTGACCGTGTATGTTGACTGCGTGAAAGTTGCAGATGTTTTTGTTGATGCTGAAACTGAAGTTGACGCGATAACTTTTTCGCTTGCTGGAACGAATAGCACTTTGGCAGGTGAAGACGCGCTTTTCCACGTTAACTGCACGGCAAACTTGGGAACTTTAAGCCATTACTGTTTCGACTGGAAAAACGGTTCATCCAGTTGGATTAACGGAACATGGACAGAATTTTCAGGGACATGGATAAACATTACTAAGAGAGTCAACGAAACGGTTGGTGTAGTGATTTATTGGGTTGTTAGTGCTAATGATTCTTTGAGTAACACGCAAGTTTTAGGATTACAACAATTTACCACAACGGCTCCAACTTACCAACTAACCGTTCAATCAATCGGAGTGTCCAACGTGCCTTTCAGCATTAACGGTTCATTAACTGAAACCGAAGGAAACATGATCTACGCTCAAAGCGGATATTGGAAACAGATTCAAAACGCAGTAGACATTGCTTCAACAGGTGACACCGTAGTTATTCCAGAAGGAACATGGAACTTCGTGAACGTAAGCGAAACTTGGACGGAGCACCGAATAATTGTTCCCGCAGGCGTAAACATTAAAGGTGTAGCCACAGAAAGAGATTCAAACGACAATGTTGTAACTTGGAAAACAATATTGAAGATGCCTTGGGACATGGCGACGGATAAAAGTAATGCTCCTAACTGGTTCTGGTTTCGCGGAACAAGCGACCCAGACAAGCCTTCACGTTTCAGCGATATAGAACTCATAGGTTATCGCTATTATAACTCTTCTTCTATCCAAATGACCAGTGGCGTTAGTATGGGAGGAGTTGATGATGGAGGAATCATAAACTTTCGAGTTGACCATTGCTACTTCCGAGATATTTGTGGAGGAGGAGTAGGCACTGCTGGAAGCGACTTATCAAATGGGCCGCATGAGACTTGCGGAGTGATAGACCACTGCAAATTCATCAATAGTAATGGTGTAGCTTATCCGTGGGAAGACCGAACGGTTGACTATGGCGTTTACGTTTCGAGAGGTGGAGGTTGGAATCCCGATAGTCAACCTGCACAGTCGGTTAGTCAAACTCTAGGCAATTATACAGACCACACCGTTTTTGTTGAAGATTGCTACTTTGAAACTTGGAGACACTGCGTAGTTTGCAGGCAAGGCGGACATGTCGTTGTAAGGCGTAGCACAATCTATAATGACATTGGGTATGGTTCTGTTGACATACACGGAGACTCTGCGGGCGTGGCTTTAGAAGTTTACGACTGCAACATAACGATGGCTACCGGTGCGTGGTATGCAATGTGGGTTAGAGCTGGGTTTGGCGTGGCGCTTAACAATGTAGTCGGTGGCGGAGCTTACAAGTATTTCATCGAATTTCAAGATGAAAGTGCTAACTCAACGTACTGGGTTAACCACTTTTATGTTTGGAACAACACGATGATAAGCGGATGCACTCCAATCACAGAGTATGACCCTTCTGGCAATATCACTGAAAACGTGGACTATTTCCTGCGTGCGCCAAGCCAAGAACAGGACGGCTGGACCTACACGCCTTACCGTTATCCTTTCGTGTTCACTACTTACGCTACTAATCAGACTTTCAACTTTTTCAGTGCAAACTACAATGTGACCATAGCATCAAGCGTAGTGCAGTCTGGACACACGTACACTTTTCAGGAGTGGGAAGACAGTTCGACAAACCCGATTCGCATAATCACCTTAACGTCTGACACGACGTTAACCGCAAACTTCACGGAAGAATCGGAATCCGTAAACGTCTACATCATTAACCCTCAAAATGGGACGTACACAACTTCGTCAATTCCAGTGTACCTTAGTGCAAGCGGAGGAACAATAGATAAGATTTGGTATAACTTCAAAAATGGTACGTCATGGATTTACCCGTCTAACCAGACTTATCTTATGCAGACTTCTGCTTCAGCCTTCCAAAACGGCACACAATACACTTTTGTTGGATATGCAAACAATAGTTTAGGCACGCTCGGAAGTTCTCAAGTAATGTTCACAGTAGCGATTCCAGCAGTAAACGTGGTTGTAACGATTACAAGCCCAACCAACACCACATACACTTCCAGCTCGGTTTCTGTGAGTCTCAGCGCAAGCGGCGGAACCATCGACACGATATGGTGGAACTGCAAGAACGGCACAAGTTGGATTTACGGTTCAAACCAGACATACACGGTTCCGACGAGCATGACGGGATTCGTGGACGGAACTTCCTACACTTTCTATGCTTGGGCAAACAACACTGACGGCGAGTGGGACGAAGAAACAGTCATGTTCACCGTCCTCATCATCTATCCTGACTTCGGTTCATGGTGGGGCGACTGGTGGGGCATTCCTTGAGGCTGAAAAAGTGGGTTTAGACTTTAGCGTGACCCGAAGGGAACTGCAGCTCGGCGCAGCCGACACAGTCAGAGGATGGTACGCGAAAGCATTTGCGGAAACAACGATTGAAATGGCAGTCATCACCCGCGCCATGCGAAGCATCGCACTCTCGGCGGGTTTCTATCCGCATTATGAAGTCAGCGGGTTTCATCTGGATCCAGTCAGCGAAGGCGACGAAATCATAGACAGTTTTGGCGACTACTATGAGGTGGAATTGACCCAGCCAAATCCGTTCGGGGACAGTCTGGTTTACTACGAGTCCAAACTTACAGGATTGCCCATTCACTATGACATGCCAACCACATACGGCACGGGTGCGACGGTTGAGGATCCGAGGCACAGAACCAAAGACTATTTGGACACGTACTTCGCGTCGCTTCCGATTAGCCTGTTGAAAAACGACGGAGCCACGCCTGCCACGCATATAGTGTGTTGGGCAGACCCTCCATATCCAGTGAGAACGGTTTTTGTGACGAAAGGCGTAGACCTCGTCTACTCAATCGGCAAAGGCACATCCACACCATTAATCGGTGGTGACAAGTACGCTTACGGCTACAACGAGAAAGTAGCCATCACCGTTCAAGCAATCGACAAAACAGGCATTAGCGGCGACAACTTGATGTGGCAAGGCGAACGCCAACTCAGACGAGTAACGGAAGCCTATCCGCTCGGTTCTTTGCGGAACTTGGAAACGGCAACTCCCAAAACTCAGAGTTTAGGCTCAACGACACTTTACAGCGTGGAAGACGTTATGGAGTATCAGAGGAATCTGACTTGACAAAACCAACAATCACGTATGGAATCGGATTCCTAGACGACTGCAATAGCACGACTAACTGGGCCAAAACCGAAGTTGGATTATCCCCAACGACTCACACGATACTCAACGGCGACTACTTCGA